TCTTTCCAAGGGCGTTCATGTAGCGTGATTCAAACTCACGACGTACATCTGCTACCTTTGCAGATACACCTGGAGCAATTTCAATATCCTTTGCACCATCTTGGAATATCTTAAGGTTATTAATAAATGCGTTAAGTTCTACGCGACCATCAAGTGGGCGTACACCAGAGAATGTGACAAAGCCTAGTGGCTTGTATTCTGATTGGCGTGTACCAAACTTTACTAGACGTACTGTTGCACGTCCAAAGCCCTTACCAAGTTTAGTCTCAAAGATGTCAGCAAACTTATCAAACTCGCGGTATGCTGCAACAGACTTGAACTCACGAATCTTTTCGCCTGCGCGAATAGCAACAGACTTGCCAATTACTGGCTCCATTGGGTTGTATAACTTACCACCAGGAGTTAGACTGTAATCAGGGTCAAAAAATGCGTCACGAATCTTTACAAACTGTGGCTCATTAGCAATGGCAGAATCAAATGCAGACTTTAAACGTGGTACTGCAGGTCCTTCTGGAATGTATGTTTGGCCATTCTGTAAGAACTTGTTCTGCAACTGAGACGATGTGCTCGACAAATCAAACAACTTGTCTGGTGAGGTAGCAGCAAGACGCTCTAATGCAGCAATGTTACCTTTGTCTGCAAGTAATAAATCCTTGACTGCATCTGCATCTGTTGCTTCATGAATAAGCGGAATAAGTTTTTCATTAGTACTGTACTTAGATACAAGGTTGGTAATAGTTCCCCAGTCCTTGCTTTCTGCAAGTACAACAGCGTGGTTTCCTGATACGGTCTGAGAACCCATAACACCATTAGTTTTAGCGTATTGGATACCATTGTCCATATCCATTGCTAATTGGTCTACAGTCTTGTTCTTTGTATAAAGACCAGCCTTGCCAAATCCTACTTTACCACCAGCAACTGCAACTCGTCCAACGCCACCTAGTACTGCGTTACCAACTGCGAAGTCAGTAAGACCAGTAAACCAGCGACCTACTGCATTATCTACAAAGTTTTGCTTTAAACTTTCGTCATTCCATAAATCAATTTTATTAACATCTAGTCCACCCATAGGTAGAACCATTGCTGCTACTCCGCTAATAGGTGTCATGTCCGACATTGTAAGTGCTTGACCTACAGATACCTTAGCACTGCGATTGTATGCAGCCTTTACATCGTCAAACTGAAAGCCTTCTTCGTACTGACCCTTCTTGTAAAGGGGAGACTGAAAGTCTGTAAGAAGTGCAGCAGTTGATACTGGACGAAAAATGTATGGTGATAATACTTCTTGGTTGAGAGTAACGGCGCCCTGGAGTAACTTATCTCCAACACCCTTAACTACTTTCTTTCCAATACCAAATCCAGGTACATTGCTTGCCGCTGTATCAATGCCACGCAGTGCATCTTTTACAGTATTGTGAAGAACTTCTTCTTTTGCTCGTTCTTCATCACTGAGGTAGTTTCCGCCACCTGTAAGTCTCTTAAGAGCCGTAGGTACTGCAGCAATAGAGGTTGTGAAATCATTCCACCAAGCCATTGCTACCTCCTAGAAATCTCGTTTAATATAATTATATTCTCGTCCGCCTTTGACGTCTTCTCCAGTAACACCCATAATGAAAGCATCGCGGTCATCTATTGACTTCCAAGGTATTAAAGCAAGTTCAAATACTATTCCTGCATTCTGATAACCAAGTGAAGTTGCAAACTTGTCTACGTTATCAAAGAAACTGCCAGGCATGAATGTTACATCTGCCATTATTGTGCCATTAAGAAGTTAACGAAACGCTTAAATGAATCTGGTGCGTCTTTAGACTGTGCAGCAATTACCAAATCTGGTAAATACTGCTTTGCAATCATTGCATTCTCGTCTGGACGAGTGTTGTTTTGCATTCCTTTAGGCAGTGCTTCTGAGCCAGCACCACGGAAACCATCTACACCTGTAGTCATAGGTTCCATCGGGTTGGTGTCTGGGTCAAATATTGTACCAAGTTCTGGGAAATTCATTCCACCGTAAGGTTCTGATGGTGCTGAAACTTCTGATGCTTTAATAGATTTCACTGCTTGGTTACCTGCCACACGGTCTTGGTTGATTGCTTTATTCTGTCCATAGGCAAAGCCTGTGTAGTTACCACTTTGTCCTGCTCCGCCTGTGCCTGAAACGTTGGCTGGGTTATACTGAGGTCCACCATTGGCACCGCCACGATTCTCTACAGCCATTGTTCCTCCTACTTAAATTGTTTAAATGTATGAATTGGTTCAGAGCACATATTATCGTATTGAATCGCAATAGCAATTGCTTTACGAATCATTGTCTCTGCTTGATTAATTGTCTTTACTTTTTCCACACCCAACGCTGCCAATGCACCGAGGGCAACATCGCCACCACTACCCATAACGTATACATTACGAACATCGGTATCCCAAGAATAATCATCAGAAATCGAGAAAACTTGCCCCTTGATTGAGATGAGGAATCCACCTTCGTTTTGCGCAACATCGCCGTCCTCTTTCATATCAATACCTGCATCAACAAAGTTCTTGCGCATTTGCGGAATGAACTTCTGTGTCATATAAGTATTTAAATCTTCTTTTACAGTTGGCTTAGGTTGCACATAGCCATAATGTAATACGTTACTAGCGCGAGATGAACCACATCCAGCAATTAACACACCATTATTTTCTACAATCTTTGGTGTCTTGCTTACTTGAAAGCGTCCATGCTCATCGCTTAAACGGGAATCACACCCTAATACCGACCATCCGTCACCCTGTATCGCTACTAGCGTAGTCATTTTATCCCCTAGTTGTTACTCGTCCCGAAGCCTTACCGCTACCACTGAGGGTAGATAAAATTGTTTGGATATCTGGTGCTGGTGTTGGTGCTGGCATACCCATTGGTGCTTCTGTTGGAAGGCCTCCTGCTGGAGCCGCGCCTGGAACAGGGGACGGCTGCTCAACAGGGGAAGGTGCAGCCCCAACAGGAGGAACTGGTTGCTCAGGAGCAAATGCTTCTGCAACAGCGTCTTCAAGAGTTGTACCCTTTTGACGAGCAGTGATAACTCCCGCAATCTTAGTTACGATAGATGCAGGGTCTCCGCCTGATGTAGCCATTGCTGGAATAGCCTGAGCCATTGCAGTAATACCACCAAGGAGTGATGCACGCATACTTTCAATTTCAATCTTTTCAAGTTCCTGTGTTACGTTAACTGTAAATGGCAGTTCACGCATAGCCATATCCTTAGAGATAAGACCGCCACCTAGAGCCTGTAACATAAAGATAAGTCCCTGTGCTGGGTTAAGACCAGCAAGCATACCATAACGTACATCTGCAGAGAAGTCGCCCTTGATATCTCTTGATGGCTTGTATGTAATCTCGTAAGGAGAACCAGAATCTACGCCACGAATGGTCTTTTCTTCTGGGTACATCTTTTCGTCAATTTCAAAGCACATGCTAATAACATCACGTAGTGATGATGCAAAGATTGCCTGTGCTGATTTGACCTGTGTATCAAATGCACCCATGAGTGCTTGTACGCCTTGACCAGTAACGATGCTAGCATCAATGTTACCTGAACGTCCTTCTGGGTAACGAGTACCTGCGCGAAGTTCTTGGTTAAGAAGTTGAGATTCTGTGAACGCGCCTTGTGGAATGTTTAATTCGACACGTCGAACGCCAGCAGGGTTGGCGGTACGGATAACCGCATCGCCACCCAACTGGAGTTCTTGAACGTCTTGAGGTAGTACAATTGGTGCTTGAACACTTTTCTCTGCTGCTTCCATTGCCAATAAGGCGAAACGGTTGCGGAGAAGTTGGATACCTAATACGTCGTCGAATTGTCCACGCAGTTCGCCATCAATAGACGGCTTACGCGCCACGACAACCATCATCTTACCAAGGGGGTTAGCCGCGTAAGATAAAATTAAATTCTTTTTGGTTGGTAAATAGATTAATGATTGGTCCTTATCATAGTACCGAATCATCTCTACCTGTGAGTACAAGTCCTGCTTGTAGCCATTAGCGCCAAGTAGTTCGCGCTCATACTCAGGGAACTGAGAAACCAGTTCTCCAAGTGTCATTATATATCTTTTAGCAAATGCAACGCAGCGTCCATAGCGGTCGAATTCTGGGTAAGCCCCAATCGGATTTTCTATGCGGATACGCGGCATCTTTGCTTCTTCGTCCAACTCAATCATGAATGGAACGAAACCATATGTTAGATACCAGTCTGCACCTGAGTACATCTGTACTGATAGGTCAGAGTGTGAAAAGTAGTTTGATGCAATACGGGTACGCTTATCGGCGAAAGCACGTGCTTTGTCGCTGACAGAGTTAGCCGCTGAACAGTTTACTGCTGGAAGTGGAGCCATGACCTCGGATAGGTCGCGTGCTACAACATCAATGAAGTTAGCAACTACGTTAGCATCTACACCGTCTGGGAAGAAGTCAGGGTAAACCTGTGAAATTTGACCCTTACGGACTGCAAGGACATCTTGGTTACGAGCATCGCGCTCGCTATTACGGTAACGTAACGCTTCAACGCGTGCTGCTACCTGTTCCATCGATAATGCCATTGTTATCCTAACTGTATTGTTGTGACCATTGGTCAGCGAATGCGTCATCTAAGTTGATTGCGAATCTGCGTTCAACCTGAGCGCGGGTCGCCCATCTGTTATTTGCGTACTGTGATGCTTGGCTTGAGCGTTGCATCATTTCTCTAATGCGAATTACTGCAAACCATAAAGCCATAACAACGTCAGTTGGGTTCTTAGTGTCTGGCTTCCAAGTAATGAGTTCCTGTACCAAAGTCTTCAGACCTTCAGAACCTTCATTGCTTGGTAGTTCAATAATGTTGTTATCCTGGAAACGACCATCGCGGGTATTACCAAAGAGGGTAGCCATAGAAGCCACACCAAAAGATGTGTCCCACTTGTTCTTACCAGTAAAGTGTGAATTCAATTGTGTGCCGTACCCTGCAAGGAAGTTACGCAAGTTATCATCCAGGGCGTAAGCCTTCTGGTGTGCGTTAATTTCAATACGCAGTTCTTGCGGTCTGTACTTCTCAACCCAGTCCTCGATGAGGTTCTGAATCTTAGCAGGAGTTGGCTCTGTCATATTGACAGCATCTAGAACGTAGATACGCCCATCTGCTCTGTTGTAGGTACACACCACTGCACCTGTAGCACCTGCCATAGCAGGGTCAAGTCCGATGATGGTATAACCTTCAACATGCTGGGGATGTCCTGGAGCACCTGGTTTTAAAGGTCCTCTTTTTCGCATTCCGTTGACTGAGCCAGCCACACAGGTTGGAGAGAATATCGAGTCTTCTTGGACGTCTTCTTGTTGGTATACCATAGCCCAAACCGACGGAGCGACCTCAGAGCGACGCTTAAAGAGCGAGGGTCCATCCCATTTGGGGTATAAGCCATTTTCAAGTACGTCATCCAAATCGTTTTCTTGCTGGTCAGTTTCTGGCCAGAGGGTTTGCCAATTCTTAGGTTTCTCGTCAAACTGCAATACAGCAGGCATAGCACAATATGTGAAGGGGGTTTTGCCACCTGTCCATTGTGAGCCATCTCGTATCATCTTGTACAGGTCAACAGAGGCTACACGGGTACCAACTATGATTAGTTTACCGTGTCGTCCCAAACGGGTTATAACTTCCTTTTGCAACCACTCAATTTGTTTTTCCCACTCATGAGCGTTAGAACCCATCACCACGTCATCTAGGATAATTAAATCTGCACGTGCTCCGTAAATCTGAGAACCAAAGCCCAGTGCTTGGACTGTAGGGTCCTTTTCACCTGAGTCACGTCCTGTGCCTAGATAAATCATATCGGCGGACCATTGTGTTGCGTCCGCCTTGTACCCACCGTTAGGACCGAAAGCGGTCTGTAACTTCATGTAGCCTGGGTGGGAAAGGCGCGTCTTAATAGCGCCTAGGAACTTGCGAGCCATACCCTGGGTTTTAGAAACGATGATTACTCGCGTATTAGGGTTGGTCACAATCTTGTATGTCACATAGTTAGTTGTGATAGTAGTTGACTTGGCGTGCTCGGGTGGTACGTTGATGAGCACACGGTTGGGGTCTCCCATCTCGTAGGTCATACCCGAAGGTAGCCAACGAGGGGTATTACCCTCAATTAGGTCAATCCAGTTCAATTGGTGGTTAAATAACTTAGAACCAAGGAACTGCTCTGAGAACTCATGGAAAGGCATATCCTTAAGTTCTGATAAATCTTGTTTGATGCCCTTGCCTGCAAGGCGGGCTTTATCAGCCTTTTCCTTGAAGTCAGCATCTTGCATAGACCACTGACGGAAGGCGGTGTCCTGACGGTCCACGGCGGCCATAGCGGCTGTAATAGTGGCACCCTGTTCTAGGAGGGCTAGTACTTTAGCCTGTGCCTCGTCCTTACTAAATGTCTGTTTTCCTGCTTTGCGACCCATTATATATCCCGTCCAATAACGCCGATTTAACGCCTCTTAGAAACGGCATAAGGGGGGCATTCTGATAAAAAATTCAAAAATTATATTATATATAGGAGGAGCGGAGTCTTAAACGGAGCGACTCCGTATATATTATCTATATACTATAGAAGACCCGTTCAAACGGGTCAATTCCGAGTGGGTTGGGAAAGTATTTTCCCAGACCCCTGTATATTAAGCGTACGATGTGACGTACGTCACACTGTCCGAGGAGTACTTTAGGTACTCTGAGGGGGGTATTAAATATAACAGAAAATTATTATGGGAGTATATATATACATACGAACGCGTTTTTAATAAACCTCGGGTCAAAGATGCGCATTTATGCGCCTATCATGCGCTTATTGTTATGCGTGAATGAATTGTGAATGAGTAACTATCTGCAAGGCTCATCTATAAATAGATTCCCCCATGAATAAATAAATAAATTGCAGCGCAAAGAGATGCGATAGATAGTTGAAACTTCAACTACTTTCCCCTGTCATAAAGCTTCTTTTCCCTGCCGTTCGGCTAACCGAACAGGCTCACGCTCACGCCTACGCTCACGACACGCCTAGCCCTGCCCTGCCCTGCATGGTGTTGCAAAACCTTTTTTGATGATAGGATTCGTGTAACGAATTAGGCAAATCCGCCTCATTCGGCTAACCGAATAGAAATGGAAAAACCCAAATGACAACAGCAACAGCAAAGAAAGCACCAAAGAACACAATCGTGATTAAGGCTCCAAAACTCACCTCGGCATGGGTTTCGGTCTGCTCAACTTCTGCAAAGTCAGAAAGTGAAATCATCAAGGCTATTGAAAACCTAAGTGCAACTATGGTTCTCGAAAGTCGCTTATCTGTGAACGACCAAAAGAAGTTCATCAAAGGTTTGGAAGATTCGGGCAAAGTGTCCTCATTCGTGAAGTCATCTCACGCGCCCGCTTTGCCTACATGGTCGAAACTCCGCGCCCTGCATGCGGACTTCCGCGCCCTGCCAATCGCTAAGCAACTATCAACCGCATCAGCCTCATACGACCTACTAGGCGCGGGAAATGGTGAGCAGATTAAGTCACTAGATGCGCTCCAAAAAGAAATCGCAACAGTTCGCAAGAACAAGAACGATAAGTCTGCAAAGGCTCCAAAGGGTGAGAAGTCTGCAAAGGCTCCAAAGGATACCCTCGCGGAAATCCTCGCTTACTTCACCGCGCTAGATTTTGCAGGGTTAAGCGAGAATCAGCAGGACCAAATCGCGGAAATCCATGCAGTTCTAGAGGGTAAGATGATTAACGCATAAGCAGAAAGAAAGTAACCCCCGCGAAAGCGGGGGTTATTTTCTTGTCCAAAAATTTTGGTCGTCCCGACACAAACCAACACAAACCGAATGGGGCAAGGCACGCCAACGACTTAATCCAACACAAACCTTCCGAGCGAATGATGACCGCCACCGACCTGCCCCCGTTCGGCTAACCGAATGGTGATAGACAAGAACTTCTATCCATGCTAGACTAGTGTCTATCAGCAAGAGTTATACTTACTGAGAACCGACAATCGTTGTTCGGTTAACCGAATAGAAAGTGAGAACGAAATGCTAAACCTAGATGAGTTAATCACTCACTTAGAAGTACAGACCAACATCTTAAATGAGAAGCGTGCAGAGCAAGAACGCCATGAACGCGGTGTGCGTGCTATGGCTGAGGCTTCCAATAAGGAGTCAATGTGAAAACCTATTACGCACGCGTTGATGGAGAATTAGTGGAGTATAATTACAGCACGATACTCACTCAATGCTTTGAGTGTAAGCAAGTTATGACGCGTGAAGAATACTCATGCGGGCATGATTGCGAGGTTTGACCAGTGAAAATTAGATGTAATCATTGCGACATTCCATTACGCAATCGTGAAATGTCTGTGTGCCGAGGGCTGTATGAAGATTATGGCGTAGAAGTACAGATGTGTAGCGATTGCATTGAGGCTTGACCCAAAGTTCTATCCATGTTAGAATAAAGCCTTAAGCGGATAGCCTACCCTGAATTTGGGCAGGTGTAGGCTGGTGGCTCACTCTGGTGATTATGAGCGCAGGTTCGATTCCTGCGGTGAGCGCGGATGTATCGGTATGTATAGTCAATCAGCAGGGCAACCTGAAATGATGTTGTACGCGCCTACGCTTGCGATACCATAGCGGATACCGATACATTCACTTAAGATAACAAATTGTTATCCTGTTCGGCTAACCGAACGAATCGAAAGGTAAGTAAATGCAACTGTTCAACTTAGAGATAAGCAAATGGAGTATCAACATTGAGACATACTTCGGTGACCTTTACTTAATGCACCGAGCATGGCTTACTGTTCTTGGTGTAGTCGTAGTGCTTCGCCTTGCTAAGCGTATTCGTGGAGCGTGGTAATCATGTACCCAAGCGCAGACGAACTCGTAGCCAACGGAATTTCCGACACAAACTTATGGGAATCCCGACTAGATTATCAACTTGTCCAAGAAATTCTTGGGCATGACCTGTCGCAGAGCGAGTGGTCAGAACTTGTCGGTCAATTAGATGATGCTGTCTATGAGACTGTTATGAGTTACCAGAGATGATTACTATTGAACTCTCCGAGCGTGAGTGGAGCGCCATTATGGGTGCTTTGCGCATACAAGAAGAAGGTCACAAGCGTAACGACTTCAAGGCATTGGTGTCTGAAATGCAGGACATTCGCTCACGCATGAATGATGCCATGATTGACAGTAAAATAAATGCATGATAGAATAAGACTATTGCAAAGCGCAATGGTTCAGGTTGTTCGGTTAAACGAACGAGAAAGGTAATCAAATGACAGATGAAATCAAAGAAGTCTCTGTATCGTGTGCGGTATGTTTAATCGACATGACAGAAGATGATGCGATTACAACTATCTATGAAGACACTGTATGTAGCGAGTGCGTACAAACATGTTATAGGTGTGACAACATGGGTTCTACCAATGACGACTTTCATGTAGTTGACGGCGACATGTGGTGTAACTCATGTACCGAGAATCGTGCTTATTGGTGCGAGTCATGTGAGGAGTACAATTCATACGGCACTTCCTATGTATCAGACCGACAGGAGCATTGGTGCGAGATGTGCCTCAATGATGCCTACTGGTGCGACTCATGTGATGAGTGGAACTCTGATGGTTGCGATAGTTGTTCAGATGATGAAGGTGGTCGTATCATTCACGATTACAGTTACAGACCTGATGCTATCTTCCATAGTGTAGATAAGAATGAACGCTTGTTCTTCGGGCTAGAGATAGAGGTAGAAGCAGGTCATAACCTGCGTGAAGCCTCTGCTTATGCACACCAACTAGAAGCGTTAGACCTAGCCTATCTTAAGCATGACGGCTCACTTAATAGTGGCTTCGAGATAGTCACACACCCTATGTCTCATGAGTTCTTCAAGAATGAAGCACAAGAGTTATGGGATACGATAGAACAGTTGCGTAGCAACAGTGCATACCGAGTCAAGTCATGGGATACCAAGACATGTGGTTTGCACATTCACATCTCACGCACAGGGTTTAATGGTGGTGCGCACATGCACCGCTTCCTCAACCTTGTGTATTCTAATCCTGAGTTCTACTCAACGCTTGCTGGTCGCACCTCTGACCAATGGGCTAAGTTCACAGACATCTATCGCAATGATTACAAGCGCGATAGTAATGGTGAGCGTTTATGGAGCGAGGATACAGGGTACGAAATTACCACTACGCGACAATTCAAGCACAAGTTAAGTACAGATTACAATAGTGACCGCTATTCAGCAGTCAATACCAATAACAGAGAGACACTAGAGATGCGTATCTTCCGAGGTAGCGTCAATGGTGATACAATTAAAGCCCAGATAGACTTAGCGCATGCCAGCGTTGAGTACACCCGAACCCTTACTGTCCAAGATGTGCGTGAAGGCGCATTGAGTGCAGACCTATTCATGTGGTACATCTTCCAACATGAGGAATTGTACCCACACTTATCAGCCCGTATAGATAAACTAGTCGTTCGGTTAACCGAACAGAATGTGAGCAACTAAATGTGTCTACTCGTTGTAGCCTCGCCTAATTCCACGCCTCGTAAAAAGGACTTGGAATGTGCATCATGTAATAATCCGCATGGCTTCGGCTTTGCAGTCATCACGCCTAATGGCATTGTCACAGGTCGTGGTATGTCAAGCAAGAAAGTAATCAAGCAGTTCCTAGAAGTACGCAAGGAGTTTCCAGATAGTTATGCCATGTTCCATGCTCGCTATGCTACGCATGGTGTCAAAAACGAGGAGAACTGTCACCCATTCAAAGTCAAGAATAGTTACGATACTTACCTAGCACACAATGGTATTCTTGACATCAACATCTCAGCAGGTGACCGCAGAAGTGACACGCGTATCTTTGCAGAGGACACATTACCTGCTATGGGTGGTGTTACCGCCCTTGATGATGACCATGTGTGGGCTATGGTTAGCAAGTGGTCGTTAGGTAGCAAGATTGTAGTGTTCACCCTAGACCCTAACGCTAAGGAGACATGCTACATCATCAACGAAAGTTCAGGCTTCTGGGACGACGAAGGCATGTGGTGGTCTAACTCTACTTACAAGCAATCTACATGGTCTACATACTACTCATTGCCCAGTAAGGCGTCGGCTTCGGCGCTCAATGATAGCGGTTACGAAGAAAGCGGATACATTACTGAGTGCGCTCATTGCTTGGGTATCCCAGAGATAGATTCCAATCCGTATTACTGTGAGATGTGTTTCACATGCTACGATTGCAATGGCATGTATCAGGACACATGCCTATGCTGGACACCAGAGAAGGACAAGTATGCCTACAATGTAAAGGGGAGAGTAAGTGGATACTACAATGACTCATTCGGATTCTAGCGTTCGGTTAGCCGAACAGACAGACCCGTTCAAGGGAATGTGGGTGGCTGGGTGGATTACTTCGACACAAACTGTCGACGGACTCGTCCACTACGGACCATTCAACACGCAAGAAGAAGCACTTAAGTGGGGCAAAGAACTAACTAATGTAGAGGTGTACCGAGTATTCGTACCCTCATGGAACGCAGGATAGGAGCATCATGACCACAGAACAACGAGAGCAACTACGGGAAGTCTTAATTGACTATCTACAAGTGCTAACAAGTACACCAGCATTGTACATTTCCAAGCATGAGAGTGTACATAATGCACGCATAGCGCAAGTCCGATTACTACTAAGAGAGGTGGCGTAATGCCTACATATGATATCAAGGTCAAGGTTACATACTACTATCAGGTAGAGGCAGATGATGATGTGGAAGCAGAGAAGCAAGGGTGGATGTACGAAGACCATCCATACTCTGCTGAGGTAGAAGACATCACTATAAGTGAGCAGGAAGAAGAAGACGAGGAAGAAGTGGGGGACTTGGAAGATGAGTGAAGACATGAGCGAAGTAACTAAGACAGAACTAGAAAACAAGTTCATGATTCAACATACACGCACGCAGGTTACTTCTTGGGTTAAGTATATTGTACTTAATGACGGGAGTCTTAAAGGGGAATATAGCGGTAGACTTAAATGGGATGCCGATAATGGATATGAAATGCTTTGGGAAACTACGCCACCAAAAATGGCAGAGCGCCCTGAGTTTGAGTACATACTAGACTGCATTACACAAGATAGGGAGTACCGATATGTCATATGAGCCACCGCTAGAAGATGATATAGCGTTAGGCAAAGACGAAGAAGAAGAAGAAGACGACGGATACCAAGAACCTGATAGGATGTGGGGAGATGATTAGTACACTACATGGTAAATGCACAGGAGATGCTAACCCTGATGCATGGTACCCAGAGGTAGGTCGTGGGCAACCAGGAGCAAGACGAATGATACCATTGGTCAAGGAAGCCAACAGGGCTATCGCCCTATGTTACTCCTGCCCTAAGCAGGATGAATGTCTAGACGAAGGCATGAAGCCAGAAAACTTGGCATTTGGTATCTGGGGTGGTATGCTTGCAGGTGAGCGTGTCATTATGACGGGCAAGAGGTTCAATAAACTATCTGATGAGGGACGAGCACTCATAAGTTATAGAGCGCTTAAACCTTGGATTGAGGTACCAGAATGACCAAGAAACTTGCAGTACTGTTTATCTTTGGGCTTATCGTTTATCTTATTGGGCGCAGTAATGAGCCTTCGGTAGAGGATATACCCCAAAGGGAATGGGCAGTAGAAGATAGCAAGGCTTATGCTCAAGATGTAGTTCTAGCGTGGGCTGGTAATCAGTACGAGTGCTTAGATAAACTCTGGACGCAGGAATCCAACTGGCGGTCAGAGGCATACAACAAGATAAAAGTAATGGGTAAGAACGCTGGCGGTATACCGCAGATACTAGGGCTAGACCCTAAGACTCCTGCACCATTACAGATTGACAGAGGCTTCGCCTATATCATGCACAGATATGGTACGCCTTGTATGGCATGGAAGTTTCATGAACGGAAAGGTTGGTACTAGTGGCTAGTTATGAATACAAGTGTGAGAACGATTCAGGGTTTGTCGTTATCACTAGGGGTATGACAGATGATGAAATCATACCTTACTGCGATACATGTAATGACCCTATGATTAGGGTGTATTCTGCACCACCAGTTAAGTTCAATGGTACTGGATTCTATTCTACAGGAGGGTAAATGACTGATGAGGAAATGCAGAAACTACAAGAACAAATTATCGAAGGTATCGAAGAATACTTTGATACTTATGACTGGGACAAGGCGTTCAAAAAATACCTGGAGGATAAATGAAAGATAGTAATTGGGACCTAGACTTTAGGGCTGGTCTAACAGGAGAGAGTAAGATAGCAGACTTGCTACACATTGACACAGTAGAAGTCAAAACAGATAGACGTTGGAAAGATACAGGCAATCTATATATCGAGACAGAGTGTTGGTATGTAGGTAGCGAGAGTTGGGAGCAGTCTGGTCTACGAGTTAGCAAGGCAACTCATTGGGCATTCGTGCTAGAAGATTCAGTACTCATCGTACCGATACACCGACTCAAAGAAGCAGTATGGGAGATAGGTAAACCTATTACATGCAATATCCCCCCAAATCCATCGAGGGGATATCTAATTGCAACTGGTGCCTTACTGGAACATATACGTCTTGCTAGGGCTAGAGAGATTGCCGAGTTCGAAGAACACGAACGATGGGAGATTTATGGATAACGAGTTACTTAGTGGTATCTTCTTTATCCTTATCGCTGTCTTCATCGTGACTATCGTCTTCCCGAACATCGTTCGACTCATCCTTATCTAGGAACGGACGGAATCCGCCGAGCCTAGTGATGAGCCTTTTAATGGCACGATTGTGGCGCATACGCGCTGCATCATCACTAGGTAAGGCGAGTTCTTCTGCAATAGCAGCATTACTTAATGAGTTTGCATACTTGTGATAGAGAATATGTCTATCCTCTGTAGATAGTTTCAGATATGCAGCCCTAATCTCAGCCATCATAGCCATCATATTGCCACCCTCTGCTGGTGCAGAAGGCTTACCAGGCATACCTAAGTTAAGTACTGGTGCTTCTGTCACATCGCCACGCAATACTGCTGGCAAGATAGCCTCAACAACTGCTGGCTCGTAGTAGAATAAATCTGATGGCTCATAGCCCAATGACTTTGCTTTCCAGTATAGACAATAGTCTAATGCTTGATTGCGTAGTGAACGATAGAGTAGGTTCTGCGT